CTACAGCTCAAGATCAAAGTTGGCACCCTTATACGAGGAGTGCTTTGAATGATCTAACCTTAGGCGTTCAGATACTGAACTCACCCTTGGTTTGTGTTCTTGCTCAGTACTTGCTATCAAGTCATCCAACTCTGCCAATACCACGGCGGATTGGGAGTCTTCTAGCTGGATAGCTTTCCCAAGCTTCCACTCTTCAAAGGGAGTAATGTCCTTAGCTTCTACGTGCTTGATAAGAGCATTAAGAAGAGTCGCCTCCTCGAGACGACGTGGATCACCACCCCTTCGGAATACAGGACTGAGTTCTGAGGATTGGTAGTCCTCTAACACTGGGAATGGGACATCTGTTTCTAAATTCAGATGGCTTGCAGATTCACGACTGTAAGCATTACTCAGTGTAGACGGATCAGCAAGACCGTAGGATGCCCTGAGAAGGGTCATTCCATAGGTTTCTAACTGAACGTCTGGTCTCTCCCGTTTGAGTACGGGTTCAACTTCTTCCAGATACCACTGGTACCTATCAGATAGTTGAAGGCCAAAGGAATCGTGATTCCAAGGTCCAGAAACTACAACTCCGGGGACCTCCCTGAAGAGGTTAGCCACCTTGCGTTGCTTCGGTTTGAGGAAATACTTGGCTTGATCACCAAGAATGCTCAGATACTCCATGAAGGAGTTATCACTGGGCTCCCTAAACTTAACCTTCTTTAAGAAGGAAGCATTAGGTAATATCACTCTACCCGCAAACTCAGCTACCTTGTCGGATGTCAGTGTCTTGGTATGGTTTATCTCGCCACCCAAGAGAGACATGGCTTTCTCATAGTAGGAACCGATCTCTTGTATACAGATAAAGTCATCACCAATTGTCCGAAAACAATCGGAGATTGGCACCTGGGTTGGATCTATGATCCCATCCTGTGTGGCTTTAAGCCAGGCAAGATAACCACAAGCGTCATTGGCTAAACCTAATATGCCAATCGATGGCCCCGTTCCCATGGGGCTGCCTTGTTCCCATCGCACTGTCTTACCAAAGTCCTTGCTCCACCATGGGGCTTTGCAAATCCTTTCGTAATAAGCACGATAATCTCGCCACCCCTCTACTTGATGTAGAAGGAACATGTTTTCCAACATGTTAAGGCATGACGTGACATTCAGAAGGTCCGATGCACTAGTGAGGTCATACCCCGCTAATGTTCGTCCCTGGCGCAGTTTAGACTGCACCCATGATATACCATCGTCTTGGTCATAGATCTCATTACTGGGATCTGCCTTGACTAATGACATTATCAGGTCTTTCATGGGATCCAGAGTCACTTGCACAATACGGTTAGTATTGGCTACCCAGCGATCCTTAAGCTCAGCTTCAGGAATCCTGGAAACTCTGCCGACAATTTCCGTGTGTGTCTTGTGTGAATCCCACACATACTCTGGATTGCCCAGAACATTGATAGGGATCACGTCAGGTCGCTCCAACACATCGGATATAAAATCCAATGTTACCTGTGGACACGACTTCCACGACTCGGAAAGTGCTATAAGTGCTTCCGTAATGTTTCCATTAGGATGCATAGTGGAATTACCATCCTGGATGGGTATCGACCCATTCATATCAAAGATGGTTGGCCACACTGGAGTTAGACGTTTGGGTAACTTATACTTCGGAAATTTCAGGATTGGAGGGTGGTTGAACCACCTAATCCCAAGTTCCTGGCACAAAGTTCCGTAGCCTATCTCCTTGGTATGATTACCATCGATACCTTTCTGGAATTTCTCCATACTAGATTTCGTTGGTTCGGTGTTGTAGAACACCGTTCCGCATGACAAGACTGCTAGAGCCTTGCCAACTGGTAACTCAAAGACTGCTTTCCAGATACCTATAGGGTATCCTTTTGCAGACCTTCGGACCCACTTCGGTGGTTTTGGATCACCTGCTAAGCAGGTTTCGTACCATTGCCGTATAGCTTTGATACGATCGACTGTCCA